TCCTTTACGGAACTCACCAGCAAAAGCGCCGATAGAAGTTGAAACAGCAGGAATAATCCTAGTTAAATCTCTCTCTTGTACGAGAACACCAGGTGATACTTGAAATGCCATAAGGTTATTCTCCGTTTAATTTAATATTAAATTAGTGACCATAGTTGTATTATTCATACCCCATATATAAAAATTTTCACTGCTTCTATTTATAATACCAGTAAAGTCTAAACCCTATTCGCCCTTACGAGTTACTGGATGCCAGACAGTTCCATACATGTCTACTTCAGTTTCTTCACCAGGTTTTGTGATACCATCATCTACAAAACCAAAGGGTGCCATGTCTTGTTCTATCAAATTTTGTTGTTCAACATATAGTTGATTTCTGATATTTGAATCTGTTAATTCTTTAAAGTAATCTTGATTAGACAACCAACCAAATATAACTAAACACATCATCAAGTCATCATTACTTCCGTCTTCTGCCTGCCATGATGTACCTCTTTTTGAGAATGTAGACATTTCTTCTATAATATTAAAATCGTTTACAATAACTTTATCTGATTCTAATAATGTCTTAATGTTAGAACAGCCTAGTTTCTTAATTGCCTTTGTCATTCTTACACCAAGAGATGACCCTCGACCAGAAAAACCAGAACCTAATATTTGACCTGCACGACCTCTTTGAGTTGTCATTAATAAGTTTTCATATTCACATTCATATTGTAATGTATCTGATATCTGTTGTCCTAAATCATTTACTTCTACTAATACATGTGCCTTATTATATCCATTACATACTTGTTGTATAATGTTCGGAAAAACAAATGGTTTAACTTCATTGTTTCGATATTTTGCAACCACTTTATAAGGTACTTGTGAACAATCAAATATAATAAATGCTGAATAATCTTTAGTTGTACCTCTAGCGACATCAACAGTACATACATAGGTTTTATCTTTATCAGGTTTCTCATACATATCTAAACCACCTTTTGATTCAATAGGTACTAAATGTGCCATTGCTTTAATTTTAGTAGGTGATATTAATGTATCAACAGAACCTAAGAAATCACATTCAAACTCTTGTTGAAATTGTTCAGCAGATGTATTTCGTATTGTTTCTTGTTTCCATTTTTCATCTCGACCAGGCACTTCTGACCAATGCACTTCAATTGGAGTATAGTTATTATTGTTATTCTGAGCGTCTACCCACAGTTTATAAAACATATTCATACCATGAGGTGTAGATACAATTATCATCTTAGTTTTTTGTCCAGAAGATATTGTAGGATATACAGATGAGAAAAACTGTTCGGCAATATTTGCCGGCACGAAAGCAAACTCATCTAAGAATATGATGTTGTATGAACCACCACGAATTGCACTTGAAGATGTTGAGGCGGCCACAATACTTGCCTTGTTTTCTAATTCAATTGACCCCTTGTTCCAGTTAATTACACCTTGTTGTAACCACTTAGGCAAATTCTCATATGCAAGTTGTAATCTACTTAATATATCTCTAGCAGTAGATGATTTGTTTGCCAGTATAGCAATATTAGAGTTTGGGTTAAACAACGCATAATGAAGTAAATACGACACAATGGTAGTTGATTTGCCTGATTGTCTAGGTAATTTACATATAGTAAATCTATCTTTGTGCATAGTCTGTATCATTTCTTCTTGAAATCCATACATATTAAATGGGACAAGTCCTTCATCTAATGATACAATTTGCACATAATTTTTAATAAAATAGGTAGGGTCATTTTCGCATTTACGAAATTCTAGAACCTGGTCTTTAGTAAATTCTACTGGAGTATTTACTTTCTTTAAATTAGGATTTCCCAAATAAGCGTCAGACATAATATCCCTCTATGTGTGTATAACCTAATTTTATAGCAGTAGTAACTCTTTGACTACCCTTAATTACTTTTAATAAATTCTTTTTATACTCTTTACCCAATGCACCAATTGTACCTTGATTTGTACATCTATGTACTTCAATTGGGTTTATCATTTCTTCACCATTTAACATATCTTCTAATACAAATCCGTGTTTAACAAATGCTAAATCACTTATCTGAAATATCTCTGTGTTTAGTGTTGATAACTTTGCTTTTAGTATTTTCATCTTTCTTTAACATCTTTTGTAATTCAGCAGTTGAACCTACAAATAAAGCATTTTGAATTTTAGTGTCGGCAGTTTTTGGTAGTTCTTTTAAGTCTTTTAATTTTTTATTTAAATCTTGTAATTTATCAACAGTATCACCTACACTTTTTATTAACTGACCTGCTACTTCATATGCTCTTGGATGTTCTCCTTCTTTTGCAACAGATAATATACCTTCTATTGCTTCTTGACCTTTGTTTATTAAATCGTAATATGCTTCTCTACTATAATTGTGGTCGTTATCTATATCATCTTTTTTCTTATCTTCTTTTCTAACGACAGCAGGTGGCTTAGATTCTGGTTTAGAATCTTCAGTTTCTACTCCTAGATATTTGTTTATTATATCATCTGTACTCATATTACTATTTATCTCTCCTAGTAAATACAGGCATACCTGGACCTAATCTTTTATCCCAACCATCATTTGTTACATCTTTTGTTTCTCTATAATGTAAAAAAACTTGACTACAAGACTTATCAGTTAAAGGGTCTCTCCAATGTTCACATTGAGTTCCTAAATATAACATACAATCACCAGGTTCTAATAAAACTTCTACACCTTTTTCTCCAGAAGAAATGTATTTATCATTTTCTTCATCATAGTAACCATTTTCTGGATTAGGGTCTATGTAAATAGGCCATGGGTCACCACCTAAATTTATTGTACCTGATATTTCACAAGATTTTCTATCTTTATGTCTTTCTAACTCATCTCTCATTTTATAATTTCTAGCATAAGTATACATTTCAGTTAATTCTAATTCTGTTTCTTTTTCAATTCTGGGTTTTAACTGTGTTAGTATATTGTCAAACAAAAGGTCACCATATGTACAATATGCACCAGAAACTTGTGGGTCATTAAAAACTCCATAAGCTTCAGAAAAAGGATTTATATATTTGTTATCTATAAGTGTGATACAAACCTTTTCTTTATTTACCATATAATCATAATAAATTTTTACTAACTCTTCCGATAATATTTTTTTAACTACTATATATTTTTTATCATGTAAACTCATTTCCAATTTTCTCCTAATGTCCACATTACTAGTGAATATCTTTTGCCTGATGTTATAGGTTCTACTTTATGCCATAAAAAACTAGGAAATATAACCAAAGAACCTTGTTGTTTAAATTCTGGAGGTGGACTCATCACGGTGTCTCCGGTATTACTATCTAAACCTCTTAAATTAAATTTTAAATCTCCACCCTCATAATCTTCTGGAGATGATAATTGCACAACCGTAGATAATTTTCTTTGCATATTTTTCATGTTCATTGGATTTTTTAAACTATCATTATGCCAATTATAATGACCTCTAGGTTCATATTCTGTAAACTGAACATCTTCATTACAGTTTAAATTAAACTGCCAAGATTTATTTGCATACTTAACAAAACTTTGTAAATCTTTTTTTATCCATGTATCAGTAATAAAAGCAGTTTTTGAGGTTCTAATTTTTTCTGAATGTTCTTGTTTTTCTTCATCAGACAACATTTTAGCACTAGCTAATGTTTTTCCTTCTTCAGGATTTAAAGATTTGCCATACTTAATAATATCTTCACATTCATGAGCAGGTATTGCTCTGGGTAAATGATAAAAATAAGTGTCTAATAACATAATAAAATCACCGGTTAATTATATAAAGTATTTATAAAGTTTTTATATGTCAGCGCTAAGAACAATCTTAACATCAGCATGATTTGTTCTAACATCTCCACAATCACCAGATGTACCAGCTGCATTATCACCATCAACATATAAAGCACATCCAGTTGAATGACTATGCGCTACACCATCAATAGTGTCAAATTCATCTGTTGTTCCTCTAGTATTTATTGCAAAATTATTACTGCCGGCTGTAGTAGTAAGTTCCAATGTAGGAGCAGTCCTCATTGCATTTTTAAGATGAGCTTGCATAAAAATATAGTTAGCATTATAATAAAGTCCAAATCCTAAACTTTGATTAGTGCCATTTACTAGCATTTGTGCATATCTTTGGCAATGCATAAGTTGTGTTGCTTGGTCGATAAACTGAAATTCTGGTTCTGAACCACTTACAAAAGTACCTAATTCTAATTGTACACCTGTTATATAAAATTCATTATCAGTACTAGAAAAAAACGAACTTAAACCTGGAAATCTATTAGCGTCTACTCTGTCTGCAAAAGCAGAATCATTTATTGTGCCACTTGTAAAGTTTGACCCAGCATGAAATTGAAACATTACAGCAAATCTACCAGCGTTATCATATGTAAAATCATCACTAGTAGAAGTATCAGCAGGAAAATTTAATACAAATTTTTGCCATGATGTAGTAATAGTAAATAATTTACTTACTATTCTATCATTTTCAGCGTCAAGTAATTCACAGGCATAAGTAGCTGCTGTACCTTTTGCCCAGAATATTACAGTAAATGTCGTACAGTCAGCAGTTCCTTTATTAAATAAAGCTAAATCTTGTCCTTCCATAGCTTGATACAGTTGTAAAAATTCAGTTGCACCAGTAGAAGTATCTGCTGTTGTACAATCCCATTTCATAGAATGTTTAAATCCAGCACCTGTAGGAACATCTGTACTTTGAGATACTGTAACTCTTCCAGCATTATCACTATTACCACCAACCACCCATCTATCAAAAACTGGAGTTGATATTACTGTGCCAAGACCTGTTGCACTGGTTCCTCTTTGTGCTATTCTCATGTCTCCATTCATAATTAATGGATAAACATGCTTTCTACTTATCTTATTAGGTCTACTTGCTAAGTTAGCAACATCTCTATTAATAGTCATTTTTAATCAGCGTCTAATGTTGTGTTTCCGTCAATAGCGTCCCATGCTTTCCAGTTGGCGTAATCAGTATTAGCCTCATCTAGTGGAATTAAAAGTGTTGCTACAGTAGCGTCAGCGTCATCCCAACATCTTAAACATGTAAAAACTCCATCCGGGTCATTAACTTTTTTATATTTTATTGCCATTTATTTTTCCTCATTTACTTTATTTATAACTCAGCATTCATTAAAAGTCTGGTGGCACCAGACCCCCCATATAGGTATGCGTATTTACCCACAGCTGTTGAAACACCAGAATCAGATACTAATCCTATACCATTTACAGACCCAAATTGAGTGCCACTAATATTATCAAATAAGTCAAAAGTATTATTTACATCAATTCTTAATGAATTACTTGCACTACTTTGAATAACAGATGGTGTATTTCTAAAACTTCCTCTTTGACAATAGTCGGTAACAAGTCTAGTATCACTATATGAATTACCATTTCCTATAACTTGGTCTTGTGCATATGCTAATAATTGACAATATCTATCACATCTCCTTCTTTCTGTTGCTGTATCATTTATTTTTTGAAAATCAGGTATACTACTAGATGTAAATTGACCTATTTCCATCTGTAATCCTGTCATTTTAATATCATTATCAGTATTATCAAAAAAGTTATTAGGTGTATTACTTGTATGTGAGTTTGCACTTGTAGTAGATTCCCAATTTGTTGCAAGTGTGCCAGATGTAAAATCTGAACCTCCACTTATTGTTGTTCGCCATCTTAAACCTTCTCCAATATCACTATTAGGACTATTGCCTATATCAGGTGGAAAAGTTAATACATGTCTTGTCCATGATGTTGATGTTGTAAATTCTTTTCTAATGTGTCTTGAATGGTCACTATTAATAAATCCTGTTGTAAATTTAAATGCTTTATTTGTTTTCATGTAAAATGAAACTGTAATGTATTTAGCAGATGTATCATTTGAAGTATCAGACCAATTTAATAAACTTGCAATATCATTTGCTTCTACTCTATAATCTATATTAAAAACACTGCTGTTTGTACCTAAACTTGCTTCTGCTGTTGTACAGTCAAGATGTAAAACTCTCGCAAAACCTGGTAAATCTGTAACTCCTAAATCAGCTGCCGTATATCTACCGGCACCAGCAGTTATTGTATGTCTTAGTCTATCATGAATAATATATCCTTCATCACTATCACCTAAACCTGTAAGTGTATTGTTTAAACCATAGTTGTTCACCGTTAAGTCTCCGTTTATAATGATAGGATTTACACTAGGTCTATCTAATCCCTGTGTTGCTAATTGTGATACTACACTTGCTAAATTTCTAGCTGCTGTCATTTTATAACTCCGCCATTAGTTTTAGATATCCGGCTGCATTATTAGTTGCTAACAGTCCATTAAAACCTTGTGATATACCTGCTGGTATATGTGTTGTTATTTGTAAATGTTGTTTTCTCCAATGAGACCTACCACCTAGGGCGTCAATAGTATCGCCTGTTTTAGATTCATTATCAACCCTTATCTTAAAATGATTTGAAGCGTCTTTTACTATCATTGTTGGTGTTGCTCTTTTTTCTACAATTGTGTTTAAAGTACAATCAAAATGTGAACCACTATACATTCCACCTAGACCTATAAGCTGGTCATCCCCACCTGCAACGATTTCAAGGTATCTCATACATCTAATTAATTCTTGACCATATGATAAATGTCTAAATGGTGGTATTGTTGTAGCAGTATATTCACCTACTTCTAATTGTACCCCTGTTAGAAAAAAAGATTTATCTGCTGTTCCTTGAAAATTTACTTGTCCAACAGCCCTGTTAGCTTCTGTAATAGAAGTCCATGTTGTACTTAAAGTTCCACCTGAAGAATCTGAACCTGCAGCCAACCACCAATTACACATAAGTCCTTGACCAGTGTCATTTGCAAATTGACCAGTAGTATCACCAGGAAAAACTAAAACTTTTTTCTCCCATGTATCTGCTTGTGATACTGTATACGCCTGACTAATTTGTCTACTATTTTGAAAATCATATAACTCTAAAATATATGTTCCTGTTACTCCTGACCTAACCCAAAATGCAACAGTTAATTTTTTAGCGTCTGAATGACCCTTTCTTGTTATAATACAATTTTGGTCTTCTATAATTTGTCTCCATGCCAATATATCACCAGCTGCTAGACTTCCATCTGCTGTACGACATCTTATTTTAATAGAAGTTTTAAATCCTTGACCTGATGGTACTTCTGAATCTGTTGTTGTATCAACAGCACCAGCATTAATTATCTCTAGTTTCCATCTATCATGTGTATGATTTCCTGATACATCAATGTTTAGTCCATTACGAACTGTTTCAGCATCCATTCTTTGTTTAACTCTAAAAGTACCATTAATAATTAATGGGAGAGTTTCCACAGGTTCAGTCGCCTGTGCTGTTGGGGCTAATGTTAATAAGTCTGCTGTGTCTCTTGCTCTTGTCATAATACTATTTATTCATCCGTATCTGTGTCTGGGTTATATTTTTTAGAATCTTCAAAGAAATCTATGTTTGTTGTAAACCCAAAATCATCATCAGCGTCTGCACTTGTAGGATTAGGGGTTGTTGTAACTCTTTCTGTTCTTGCCTTATTTGTTGTATCTGTATCATCATACAAGTCAATCTTAACTTCTTTAATAGTTTTACTTGTATTATCAGGACCAAATAGATAAGTCTTAGCAGTAAAATTCAATGTATAGATAACTGCTCTTCTTGTTGTGTAACTGCCATCATAAGTATCTGAATATTGTATACTATTTAAAACAATAGGTACATCTCTTTTAATATTTAATTCTGGTACTGCATTTACTGTTACTGTATAGTCTGGTTGAAAGAATGGTATTATTTGTTCTACTATCTGAAGACCAGCTTCAGCACTTGCTGTAAATGAATATAAAGAAAAATTTAAATTATACGGTACAGGTGTATAATTAAAATTCATCACTTTACCATCTACTTCAGATTTAACAGTTTTATATTTTTGTACTCTTGTAAGTTTTCTTTCACCATCATACGATAGACCTGTTATCTCAAAAGATAACTTAGGTAAAGTAACTGCAAATTGTCTATC